GACAGGCAAGGTAAAAGGATTCTCTGTAGAGGGTAATTTCTTAATGAACTTTTCACGCCTAAAAACTGATGAATATTTATTAGATGAAATCATAAACATTATTAAACAAATAACAGATTAAAAAGATTATGGATGCAACAACAGCAATCAATAATATCCGAAAAATGTTAGGATTACAATTTAAGAAAGAGACCTTCACATCTACTTTTCTTGTTGATGGAACTACAGAGGTTACCAACAACATGGAAGAAGATTTTCAAGTAGGTCAAACTCTTTATGTAGTCAAAGAATCCACACTTGTACCAGCACCTGAAGGTAGTCACACAACAAGAGATGGTATGGTAGTTTCAGTTGATACTGAATCAACTATCATCGCTATCACTTCTGAAGACAAATCAACAGATGCAGAGGTAGAACAAGAAGCAAGTAAAGATATGAACTACACCGAAGCAAGAGACTCTCAAGGACAACTCCTTGAATCAAGTACTTTTGATGTTGGTGAAGATGTATTTTTGGTTAAGGATGATGGTAGTAAAGTACCAGCACCTAATGGCGAACACCAAGTGGTATTGAAAGATACAAGTGGAAATGAGAACAAAATCAGAATACAAGTATTAGATGGTAAAATCATCCAACGTGAAAATGTTGAAGGTATGATGAAACCTGAAACTATGAGTGCTGATTTCTCTAAAGACATTGAAGATATTAAATTATCATTAAACAACCTACTTGAACTGGTTGGTTCTATGAACGGAAAGTTTAAGACAGAGTTCAACTCATTAAAAACCGATTTTGAATCGTTTAAGAAATTACCAGAAAGAAAGTCAGTTGAGGAGGTAAAAACCTATACTGAATCTTTTGCGGATTACAGATTAAACTTGATTAAAAATCAACTAAAAAAATAAATTAAAATAATGGAAAACAATAAGAAAAAATTATCATTTGCTTATGATTTGACCGCTTTACCAACTTACAACAGTTATGGTTCAGACATGCTCATCAAAGCAATCTTGGGGCTAACCTTACCAAAGTATGCGTCTATCAGGGCGAATCTTAAAGGGACAACTGAAAAAGTTGGTTTTGTAACAAACGACATCTATCTTCAGGACTTGAGTTGTGGATTTGACCCATCAGGTACAACTACACAATCATTGGTTACTGTGGACTTATGTAATAAGAAATTAAATCAAACTTTATGTCCATACTCTTTGTATGATACATATTTGTCTCAATCTTTATCAAATGCAAACTTCCACGAAAGTGTACCATTTGAAGAGGTTATCTTGACGGATATTTCAAACAGAATTGCTAACCAAGTTGAAAAACAACTTTGGCAGAACACAACTACAAGCGGTGGAACTTATGGTTCTGCATGTTTCGCAGGTGTTGGTCAGTTGGTTACTTCAGGTAATGGTGCAACTCAAATCGCTTATTCAGCGGCTACTCCGACTACAGGTCTTGATGTCTTTACTACAATCTACCAAAACATCCCTGCAAACGTATTGCACATGGATGACTTGGTGATTTTCACATCATACTCTAACTACAGAGGTTTGGTTGCATCTATGAGAAACAACTCATTCGTGAACTTGTTTACTATGGATACTGCTGGTTCTACAACTGGTGAAGATTGGTCACTTATGTTACCAGGTTCGAATGTTAAAGTTATCCCAACTGTAGGTTTGGATGGTGTTTCTGCATACTACGCAGGTCCTGCATCTTACTACATGGTAGGTATGAACGCTGAAATGCAGACAATCAAATCTATCTATGACCCATTCGAGGATATCGTAAAAATTAATGCACACGTAACATACGGATTAGGAATATTTGATGTAGCGTCTTTCTGCGTTTGTAAGTAATCCATAAACTATTAACTTATAAAGAAATAGAAAATTATGGCAGCATGTTACATTTCCACAGGTTACACATTAGATTGTAGAACATCTTCAACAGGTGGTATCAAGACAATGTGGATTTTAGGTGGAGCAGGCAATGAGATTACTGGTTATACAGTAACTAACTCACAAGTTAGTGCAATTAGTGGTGTTGGTACTTGGTTCAAGTTTGAATTACCAAAACAGTCAGGTTCTTTAAGTGAAACTTTAGGTGTAAATACTACATCTCAATCAGTAACTTTCCAACCTGAAATTGTGGTAAACTTACCAAAGTTGAATACCAACTTAAGAGATACTTTCGTAGATTTAGTATCACAGAATGAAATCTACGCTTTGATTGAAGATAACAACAACAGATACTGGTTGGTATTCTTGGATAATGGTGGTTTAGTTACTGCTGGTTCATTGAATACAGGACAGGCTTACACCGACTTGAACGGAGCAACTGCTCTTACTATGACTGGTGGTGAACCTACCTCAATCAGAGAGGTTGATATCACAACAACTATCGCAGCAGTATTTACTGCGGGTGGTTTCACATTCCAATCTTAAAAAAAAACAAGATAATTATAGGGGAGTTAAACGCTCCCCTTTTATCTTAAAGCCAAGTATATTTATCATAGATGCCACCAAATCCGTATAGAAGACAACCGAACATCAACGATATGATGTATCCAAAAGGTTCAAAACAGCCAAGACAAGTATGGGCTGCGGTTATGAATGTTCCACAACCTTCATCAGGTGCTGCGGTTACACCAACACCGACCCCATCAAATACTCCAACGGGGACTCCAAGTCCAACAACGACTCCAACCACAACTTTAACATCTACACCAACAGGTAGTCCAACACAGACACCATCACCAACTACAACATTAACATCCACTCCTACAGGGACATCAACACCGACTCCAACACCTACACCTATAGTATTTGATAGTGGTGCCACTGCTTATTTAAACGCAGTTGTAACCGCTGGTGGAACTGTAAACTTTACAATGTCTGCAGCAACTAACACATTCTATTCAACTATTAGAAGTGCTGGTATTCTTTCCAAAATGTATCGTATGTATCCTTATATTGGTGGTACTGCAAACTCACACGCAGTTGAAGGGGTTAATCCATCAGTCAATTCAGGAACATTTAATGGTGGTTGGACACACTCTGTATCAGGAGCGACTCCAAACGGAACAAATGGTTATATGACCCAATCACCGACCATCGCTCCAAGTATTAGTTCTACTTTTGGATTTGGTACTTATGTTAACGAACCAAGTGGAGTAAAAACTATTATGGGTTCTTATTCACAACCTGATGGTGGTGGACCTATAGGGTTTGCTGCAATTACATTATCTACCACTAATCCATCAATATGGAGTGCTGGTTCAAATGATAATTTAGCAAATGTCGGAGCATTAACATCAGTAAGAACACAAGGATATTTTGCAGTATCAAGAATAAATGATACAAGTATTGTTACTAAACAAAATACAGATACATTAAATGTAACAATCAATAAAATACTTGATACTCAAGAACAACTTATTGGTGCAAGAAGTGATAATGGAGTACCATCAGATTTCTTTAATAAACGACTTGCATTTGTATTCCAAGCACAGAACTTAAGTAGTGCTGAATTGGATACTTTATACACTGCAGTTCAAACATATCAAACCTCATTAGGAAGACAAGTATAATATGTTAGTAGGACTTTTAACAATAGAACAGAAAGATTCATTAGTGGGACACCATTATGAAGAAGCGAGTTATTTTTATCCAATTCAACAAATAGGTGGAGATTGGATTATTTCAACTCAAGAAATAGATGAATGTACAAATCCTGATTTTGATTGGGTTAAACAATTACCTCTAATTGAGTTTACAGGTTGGATGCCAATCATATCAGGAACAACAGGATATGTTGGTTCATAAACGAGTAATTATGGATGGTGTTCAATATGAACACTACCAAATAAAAAAGATTGAGTGGGACTTGGAAACTTTAATTATAGGGGTTATGGTAATCTACTATGATGATGAAAACAAGTTTGGTTCAAAGATAAAAACACACTATTTTAATGTTGGAAACAATATTGACGTTGATGATTTAATTGAAAAAGTAAAAGATATACATGCCACAAATATTTTATAGGAAACAGTTTAGTGATTATCTTGGAGAACAACGAGCAATAGATGATATTGTTACATTTTTTACTGCCAATATTCCACCAAGTCCAACAGGGACACCAAATCCTACACCGACTCCTACAAGTACTCCAATCGTTACAACGCCGACACCGACACCATCACCGACAACAACATTAACACCTTCACCAACAACTACCTTAACTCCGTCACCTACTTCAACATTACCAACCACTCCAACGCCTACACCTTCACCTACTACGACTTTAACACCTTCCCCTACAACGACATTAACTGCGACTCCTACCACTACGCCTACACCGACAACAACATTAACGGGAACACCTACACCGACCCCGACATTAACTCCAACTGCTACAGAACCTGGAGGATTTAAATTACAAGCCGAAAACTCTGATTTCTTACAAGCAGAAAATGGTGATTTCATAAATATAGAACATTAAAAAATAATAAAATGAGCAATGTAAAAATATCTCAATTACCACAATATACAGGTTCAACTAAACAAGGTTGGGCTGTTTATAACAATAGTGGAGAAACTACAACCTATAAAACCAAAGTTGAAAATCTTGGTGATAATTTAGGTTGGGATGTTAATAAATCTACAATAACTTTTGATTCTGATGCATCAGCATATCTATCAACAGTTTCAACTCTCGCAGGTGATTTGGGATATGGTATAAGTGCCGCAACCAATAACTTTGTTATTGAATTAAAAGCCGCTAATTTATGGAACTCTATTAAAGTTATGTATCCTTATTTGGGTAATACAGGTTCACCAACAACAATCAACTTAAAAACACCTGCATCTTTCGCAATGTCTTGGGGTGGAACATTGGATTATACCAATGGAGTTTCCGCTAATGGGGGATATGGAGATACATCATACAATCCTTTTAGTAATATGACTTTTCCATCATTTCAACTTGGAACTTATATTATGGGATTTTCATATTCAAGTGAACAATATCCTGCAGATATAAGTGCTATTGGAACATCAAGAGCGGTATTAAACTGGTGGGGAAATGATAATTATTCAAGAGCAGATTTCTTTACTGATGGTGGAAGTGAAAGAATTGGTGAACCAAACTCATCAACAGGTGGTGCTTTGGGTGTTGTTATTGCGAATCGTAGTAGTACAACAAACTTTAACACTTGGTTAAATGGTGTTAAATGGGCTCAAAATAGTAGTGCTATGGATAGTTCATCTCAATTACCAAATGGTAATGTAACCATTTTTAGATTTAATGGTGGAAACCAAGCAAATAGAAAACATGGTATAGATTGGGTCTCTGATGGTATGAGTGATGTATCAGTTCAATCATTAAGTGCAATCATCATAAAATATATGTCTTCAATAGGACGAGCAGTAAATTAAAAAAACATGGCAACAAAATCTTATATAGAATTACCAAGTATAACAGAACCAACCAATTTAGATGTGTTGGCAATTGTTGATAGTGGTTATACAACAACTTATCAAATAACAAGACAGAACTTATTGAATAGTTCAAGTCCTTTAAGTTATGTTAAAAACAAACAAAACATTTTATCTAAATGGTGTGATGATACCTCAATGTCTTCAGGTCAATGGTTCTCAACTATTATAGGTGGAAGTGAACACAGAATAGAAGGTGATAATTTCTATAATACCATTTTGGGTGGTAAGAGAAATAGAATGACTGGTGGTTCATTAGGTTTTAGAACTATTATTGGTGGATTAAATAATAGTAT